AAAAACAACTTTGCTAGACTTAAACAAGTCAGCAAGCATAGATTCTAACTCATCATCAAAACATTCAGTATCTATGTATACACCGTCGTCCCCATTATATGACATGGAGATTCCTAGCACGTGACCATCGCGCGGGTATAGTCCCGTTGTTTCGGAATCTAAAGCAATTACAGGATGCTGTGCTGCCTGCCTAACCCATGCTTTAGCTTCGTCAGTATCTTGTATGCCCCGAGCAATATTATCATCTATTACAGTGTCCTCTAGTTCTCCACTAATATACTTAATAATATTATCCTTAGAGGATTCCCAGGTCTTTTTAGCCTCGGGCTTAAACTTAAGCATACCAGGATTGATTACAGGAAGGAACTTTCCTTCTACTTTTTTACCTGAGTACTCTGTAACAGAATTAATTTTTGTAAAGTATTTTAGTGCATCGCTACCCACTAAAATAACCCAATCATATTGGTCTGTATCAATATCAATATCGCAGTCTCTTTTCAGGACTTTTTTAACGCTCGCGTCTGAGCACAAATGATATGTATCAAACGCAAAAGAGCCGTCGAACAATTCTTTAAAATTTGAACGACTCGGTTTAGTTTCTACTAATGCAACTTTAGGCATATAATTTAATCCTTAGATCATTTACTTGAGAATATTTAAGGGCTCCAGGATCTACGTTTTTATTACCGTACTTAATAACTCTGGAAGTGAGACCAACTTTCTCACATAACCCCTCCACACGGGAGGCTTGGGCTTGACCCGCCTCATCATTATCAAAAAATATATCAATATTACTTACTCCTTGCATACCTAGAATTGCTAGTCTGTCCTCTGTAACGTTTTTTACACCGAAACAGCAGATAGCGTTTTCTAGGCCTTTGTCATGTAGATTAAGCATATCAAATATACCTTCCACTAATATAACAGACCCTAAGTTAGGTTTAACTACGGGAAACAATGGCATTTTTACTCCGGCAGGACTATTTAAATATTTGGGAGTTCCCATTGTGGTATGTCGTCCTACAAATGCTACTATTTTTAGTGTTCTATCGCGGATAGGGAACACAATTCTGTTTTGATACTCTTTTAAAGATTGCTGCTGAAACGCCTCAAACTTTCTATAGGTTTCTGGTTTTATATCTCTCCAGTTACCTACATACGGCATAGAATTTTTAGGAAAGGCTAATCCTATATTCTCTGCTCGTACTTCTTGTATTTTCTTCTTTAACATCTCTCTTCGAACCTGCATTTGATTCTGTCGTTCGCCGTAAAGAGTAAACAAATTGCCCTTATACTCACACGAAAAACAATTGAATATACCAGTTATCTGGTCTATTCTCATACTAGGGTTTTTGTCTGGGTGCGCAGGGTTTAAACAGCTTACTAGAAAGTCTCCACCTTTAGGTATGAAGGCAATTTCTTTACTTCTTAAAAGATCTTCTACGTTCATTAACAGTCCGAATCATAGTCTTGCCACTCGTCATATTCAGTGGGCTCATAATAGTTATCATACTCTTCGGAGAGGCTGCCCGTTTCTATGATTAGCTCATATTCTTCAAACTTACTTATCTCCTCTTCTGTAAAAAAGGAGTAGTATTTAGAAAGCCTAGCCATGCCAGTTTGCATCCACTCAAAGTCACCAACATCTACAGCGGCCTCTAAAACAATAAAGTGCTCTTCAATTTTACTTCTAGCATCGTCCTGTTTAATCATCGTCCTATGTCCTCTACTTCGCTTCTTGGTATAACCATGTAAGCTCCTTTATTATAGGCAGGAGCTACGGTAAACTTATGCTGTGTCTTATATGAAGTATCCTTTGCGGGCCTGTAAGGAGTCATCGGAGCGCTTGGGTACTTATTCACTTCGTCTATGCGACTATTAGTAAACAGTGGTTCTTTCATTTCTTTGAAAGGTCTCTTTGTTTTAGTTACTTTATTAACTTTACGTGTATTACGCTTTCTACCTGTATAGGTATAATTAATTGACCCTGATACTATCATGTGTTATCCTCGCTAATTAAGAGTATATTATACAAGAAAACAACTAAATAGTCAAGAGAAATTTTACCCGATGTTGTCATTAATTTCTTCTCCTGTTTTCTCTGAGGAGTCCTCCCGCTCTTTAGGTGTTAGTGTACTATCAGGACCTATCTTTAGGGTATCCCAATTCATGGTTGAAGTAAAGCTGTGCATTGGAGCTGATCTCATTTTTACACAATTAAAACTTATGCAGTTATCCTCCTCACTCCAGGCTTCTAAAGAGTATGCAGCATCTGCGGCATCCAGAATACCTTTAGCAAATCTTGCCTCTCCTGTAGCATCGGTTTGATATGGACTAAATACACACACCTCGTACTCTTGGGCCATAGATTTTAATGCTTTACTTACTTCTATTTGTTCAGTCCAATCATACTGGCCACCAAACCTACTAGGTATATTTGATCTTTTTACCTGGTTAATATAGTCTACAATAATTACTGAAGGCTTAAGTATAGATACTTTTTTATCTAACTCTGCTCTTATCTTTCCTATAGTAAGTGAAGGGTCATATATTACGTCTACCTGTTGTTCAGGGGTAAGATCTCCAAGACTAAGTTTTTGGTGAAACCTGTCAAAATCTCGGTGTTCTCTATACTCATCCAAACGCTCCTGGCCTTTAGTAAATCGTGCAGCCCACCAAGAAGCTATCTTCTCCCATTCTGTGATACTTAAATTTTTGTTTTTAATTCTATTGGCAGGCACACCCGTTGAGATTGAACATATTCTTTGCAGAATTTCTCTACTACTCATCTCGATTGTAAAGTAGAGAGAAGACTTACCTGCTAAGTACGAAGCCGCTGCAACGTTGGCACAAGCAATAGATTTCCCCGCCCCTCGTCTACCACCAACAAGCACCAGGTCTCGGGGGGAAAACGAAATGCTTTGATCATAGTCTGAGTTGAGACCGAGGGGCAGGTACTTATCTAAATCGTCTTCAGAGTCGAACAGAGATATTCTTTGCATACTTTCGGATGGGACTTCTAAGTCTACCTTATCCTGAATATCTAGCACGATCTGATGTAGTGCTTGTACTGATTCTTCGGCTTCTGCAAATAAAACTGTACTATCAATATAAGTATCTAACGAGTTAAATATTTCTTTTTGTGTAAACTCATTTTTTAAATACTGCAATAAAGTAAAAGCATCTGCCTCTACTTCAAGAGATTGTATTGCTAGTACCTTTTCTTTTGTCTGAGCGTGCCGTAGTGAAAGGGTTAAGTCCTCAAAGGTAGGTAATCGGGAGTAGTTATCAAAATAATTATCAATATAGTCAAATACTTTATGGTACTCGGAAGGGAGGTACTCTTTTTTAACATACGACCAAGTTTCGAGGTCTGCCTCCTCAATCGTCTTTTTAATTAAAGCACTTGCTATATTCAACTATCGTTCCCCCGAACATTAAAGAAACAGCTACGAGAGACCCCGTAGCTGTTCTGGTTTTTACATAATATTATGTATATGCTATTAGCTAGCTGCGGCTTTTTGTGCCCGAGCTTCGCCATCATAGTCAGAGGCTGTGAGGCCACGACGAGTCAGCATAGTTTTTACTCCACGGGGAGTTTTGCCAATCGCCTCTGCAATCTCTTCTACAGTCATCTCGGCTAGGTTGCCAAGAGAGGCAAAAGGATCTGCAGTTGCTGCACCTTTGGTGTTCTGCTGGCGGGGGATAGCGTCAATGTCGCCTGAACGGAGCAAGCTAAGAGCTTTACCACGTACTGAGTTGATTTCTCGACCCAAGGCTTCTGCGATATCCTCTACGAAAGAGCCCTTGTTTACCATTGCGATAAACGTAGCTTCTTCGTCTGCACTGTACGTTCGTACAGGCTCTACTTTAGGCATAGCTGCAACATGAGAAGTCAATTCCATAGACAAGATTTTGCCTTGGATAGACTTAGCAGAGAACTTACCGCCTTCAAAATGCTCAGCAATTTGTGCGTAGTTATATTCACCGCTGTTTTCTGTTACAAAAGCACGCAAAGTTGCTTCTTGCTCATCTGAGAAAGACTTACCTGCGGCTACTGATGCCAATTCTACTTCGAATCCCATTTTACGCAATTTGCTAGAAACGGAACGAGGAGTTGTTTCAAGAGTAGAAGCTGCTTCTGCAACTGTACCTTGAGAAATAGGACTTTCGTCACCAACGAAAGCTGTTAATTGAGCGGTTCGCTCATCTGTCCACTTAGGAAGTGCCATTATATCTCCAATAATTCATAAATGTTTGTTGAAATTTTAATGCCAGAGTCTCTGGCTTGTTTAGTTTTACTGGACTCTACCGCACTTTCGTTTAATAGAATCGTTACTTGCTTAGTAAGGCTACTTTTTACCTCGTAACCTGCACTATTCAATGCTGTTGTTGCTTCAGCTTTGGTTCTGAAACTCTTCAGCTTACCACTGATACAAACAACACCCTTTTCTAGAGTTACTTTTTCTTGTTCAGAAAATTTGAAAGAAAAAGGCAGAAGGCCGTCATAGAAGCAGTAATACTCCGAGTCTAGCCAGTTACACAGGCTCTCTGTAGCTTTAGGGCCTAGCCCTGCAAGCGTACAAGCGTCTCTATTAATCTCGAACATAGTTGATACAATAGCAGACAGCTTTTTAGTTGCCGTATTCCCTATTAGGGGGATTCCAAAAGCAGGAAGGACTAAGTCAAGAGGGGCAGAACGAGAGTTCTGAATCTCTGCGTATAATTTAGAAGCTAGCTTTTCTGAGTCTAGGCGAACAGCGATATCCTCTTCTGTCATAGAATAGATTTCATCAAAGTCTTGTATGTCTAGTTTTTTGATAGCTGCAGGGCCAAGTCCTTTTATTTTAAGGGCCTTAGCAAAGTGCTCTATCTTTTTTCCTGTTCTGGCATCACACATATTATTCCTACAATACAAAACATTATTAACCCATGTTAGAGGGCTAGAGCAACTAGGACAAGTTTTTGGGGCTTGTATAGTAGTCATAATGATAAGTATAGTATTCCTAAAAAGTGAAAGATTATTATAATATAAAAATTAGCTGAGTGTCAAGTAATATTTTTCTTCAGGTGACCTTATAGGTCTACCCGTCGTAAAATACGAGGTATAATTTCCCCGCTTCTTATTACTTCGACAGCACAGCCAATTTCTAAGTTTAGCTGGTGTATATACTCTATGTTATGCAGAGTAGCACGAGAAACTTTCGCATCTCCAATAAATACAGGTGTCAATATTCCTACAGGACTTACTGCACCTGATTTACCTACTTGCCAAACTACATCTTCTAAAGTTGTTACTACACCTTCTTTTTCTTGCTTAAGCGCGACTACACCTCGAGGGTGATGAGACGTAAAACCTAAGCTATAGTATTTGCTTATGGATTCAACTCTACAAACTACACCATCCGTAGGGTAGTTTGTTTCATCGAAACATGTAACTACATCAAATCCTTGATGCTGTAGAAACTCCATAAGCTCAGTGTACTGCTCTATTTCAAGGATATGTCCTCTACTAGCCTGTGCATCGTATGCAACAAACTGTATTGGACGCTCAGCAAATTCTTCTAAACTTTTTAAGTTTAGAGCACCCGCTGCAGCATTTCGAGCGTTAGGAACACTCAGGGGGCATACTACTTCCCCTGTAATTTGTACTGTACCCTGATGGTCAATAGAAGCCGGAACGATAGTACTGAGTTTGTCAGTAATATCCCGTCCTAGATTACCATCTCCTCTAGTTAAGCCTAGAGCAAAATGCCCTTTGACATAAACTAGAGATACGGCAGCACCGTCTAATTTTGGAGTACAGACCCTGCCTTCGTTCCTCAACGAGGAGATTCGGGCATCAAGACAGCTAGTGTCTTTATAGATTTCTTTTTCTAGCGAAAACATTTTATAAAGGTGTGGAATGCCGTCAGTAACGACATGGCCTACTGAATTATAATTATATTTAGCCGCCAGAGAGTCAAACTCTGAGTCAGACAACAGTGGCACACCATTATAGTATGCGTCTGCTGCTTTTTCTAAAAAATCTTTCAAGTCTGTATTTCCCTAAATTGAACATATATTATACTGGAAAAAGTTAATAAAGTCAAGAATTTTTTACAGTTCCGTTATGAAATTATTTTGAATAAAGATCTACAAGTAAATCTTTAAAATGCTCCTCTATAACGTCTCTGGACTCTGCCAGGGACAAAATTTCGGTGAGCCCAATAAATAACTCTCGGGAATTGTCGAAGTCGATCGGCATTGTAACACCATTTCTGGTAGGTTTCCATTCTTCATGGAAATCCAGATAAAACTTTCGGACACTAATATACTCAACACCACGAAAAGTGCTAACAGTAAGTCGGACCTGTTCGTTTTTGACTTCATCTGTGTGTATTATTCTCTCGTAAATACTAGGCTCTTCGAATAATTCCATATCTAACCTCTCGAGTTTTTAAGTATCGAGGCTAGCGGAACAACACTGGTAATATTTTTCGGTTTCATCAGCCGAAAAGAATCAGTATCCCAACAAAACATTAATAATGTGTCGTCGTCTTCTTTAGCTCTATTTTTCTTGTCTTGGATATAGCCAGTGCTAAAATCTAAAGTACAAACATTATACTTTAATTTATTAGAGTTCTGGCTTCTATAGCTAATTACAGCATCGCCATACAGATCCATTAGTTGTGTGAGTTCTTCTTTTTTCACAGGTTGCTCCTATAAAGCAGGTTAGCAAAATCTTTTGCTGTACTGATATAGGAATAGAAGCTACCCGCTCCGAAGAGCGGGGCTTCATACTGCTTAGGAGAAAAATTTTTAGTTGTTTACAGCCGCAATAACACCTGCAAAGTACATTGCAGCTTTACCTGTCAGCTTGCCGACAATCTCATCGTCAACATCCTGCCCAGCATCTGTTAGTGCTTGAGTGAGTGTTTCAATAGCTGCTGCTTTTGATACTCGGGTACTACCACCTGTGCTGCCAGAAGATTTGCTTGCGCCAGTTGCTGGAGTCTTTTTTACATATACTCCGGCTTTAGTAAGAATCATTCGAACACCGTTTGCGGTTTCTCCAAGTTCGTCAGCAATATCTTTTACGATTTCTACTGAAGTTTCGGGGGTAGGGTCAGCTTCTTCATACATTGATACTGCCTGTGCTTTTTTGTCGTCATCCCACGCCATTGGTCTTTTCCTTTTTGGTTTTCCATAGTATCCTGGGCATGTACCCAGAGTTTCAAGTTGTTGTCTATAAAATCGGTCTCCCATTTTCTGGTTTCCCTCATTTCTTAAAAACATATTATAATAGAATTTAGTAAGAATGTCAAGATATTTTTTTATAAACGTTGTAAATCAATTCCGATATTTTTCAAATGTTCTAAACTTCCGAGTTCACATGCCAGTGCGTAGGCATTGAAACCTCCCATGTTAGGAGTTTGAACTATAAAATCATTAGAGGTCTCCATAGGTTTCATAATATATATGGTATAGCACTTTGATGAGTATTTCTTTTCATAGTTAACATCACTATACCCAGGCATCTCTGCCTGGTAGTCTATGGATACTTCGTTTAAAATTTCTGCAGGGCTGTGGTACTTTGCAGACCATACAACTTGTCCTGGCATAAAAGAGTCTGCTACACAATCGTCAGGAAGATATGCAGGATCTTTTCTTTCTTGCCTGCTACTTGGTCGTTGGGGTACCCCCAGCCTTTCTATAATAGCTTTTACGAACGAGGGAGACCTGTATAAGCCTTTTGCGATTACTGATATGCTCTCTCCGTGTAGATACTCTGTGACTACGCTTTGTATCTCTCCCTCTGTAGCTTTTTTACCTTTATTTATACTTTTTCGTTTTAAAACATATTCTTTATGGTCAAGGTATTCTGCAAATATTTTATCAAGCCTAGACACATTGTATGAGATGCGTAAAATCTCACATGCCTCTTTTTTAGTTATTGGTTTCTTCCCATCCGTTGGATTCAGTAAGTCTAAAACTTTTTGAATATTCGTATCCGTTATCTCTTCGTAATCTCTTTTCTTTACTCTCGGCATTTTCTAATTCAATCTCCAATTTAAATAATAAACAGCATATGGCGTGTGCTAGATGTGATATCCCAGAATCCAAGTCTATTTGTTCGTTATCCATGTGTGCAAATATGTGCCGAAGTGCACCGCCTGTGTAACGATTCTGCAAATTATCTAGTTTTCTCCAGTTTTGCTCATCGTATTTTTCTGCCCCAAAAGTTAGAACCTTAGACACTTCTATAGTTGCTTTCGGAGGTAACAAATACATTTTTGGTTTTTCTGTATCAAACTTTAGTCCTTCGCTCATACAATCATAATCCCTACCGATATACCTATTGCCATCATACAAATCCACCCCATAATTTTAATTGCTCTCATTATTCTGTCTTCCACTTCTTCAAATCCTGTTATTGGGTTGGGCATAGACTTCTTTCTACGATCATAAGCCCCGTTCCTCCACTTAGAGCCCTTTCTTCTCTCTACGCTTCTAGTTGTCATGTTGTTCGACCGCCTTGCATACACTGGGAAAGTGTACTTCTAAGATCTCCCAGCATTTATCTGCAACTTCCATGTGCTCCGGTTGTGTTCCGTGACCTCGTCTTAGGTCACAGTAATGAATCCAAGATCGAAGAGTACCAGACATATACAGTGTTGTCTCTGTCAACCCCTCTGGAAGAAGCGCTCTCGCCTGTTCTTTGGCTATACCGTTATGAAGGGCCATCTCATAATAATCTTTTGCAGTTTGAGCGACTTGAGCCTGCATCTCACTGAATACTTCTTGGGCCTTTCTTTGGCGATCAGCATCTTCGTCTACTTCACTAAGCTGCCTATTGGTAGGGTGTTGTTTTCGTGCTTCCCTATTTGTAACAAACGACTCGCTCACAGCATATCTCTGAGAAAACTCTTGGAAAGAGAAACTTCTGTGCCTTAAGATTTGTCTACTAATGTCTCTAGTAGTTTTGATTTCCATTGTAACACTAACCATCTCAAATGGGCTCCAGTGATCCTCTTTGATAAGATAGCCCAGTAGTTTGCTGGAAGTTTTAGTGTTATTCTGGTTTGCGGGATTGCTAACCCGAGCTGCAAAAGCAATAAGATCTTCTGCATTGTGACAACCTGTTTGAGCACTAGGAGTTGTCATCCCTACTAAACTTACTTCACTTCTCATTCTTATCCTTATAATCTTTAATTGCTGCTTTAATAGCATCCTCTGCGAGAACACTACAATGAATTTTTACCGGAGGTAGTGCCAATTCTTCTGCTATATCTGAGTTGCTAATATCATTAGCAGAATCCAAGGTTCTTCCCTTAACCCACTCAGTGAGTAGAGAAGAGCTAGCAATTGCACTTCCACATCCGTATGTTTTAAACTTTGCATCTAAAATTACTCCTTCATCAGATACTTTTATCTGCAAGCGCATAACATCCCCGCAAGCAGGAGCGCCTACCATGCCGGTACCAATATCTTCGGCATCATCAAATCTTCCTACATTTCTAGGATTTTCATAGTGATCCATTACTTTATCTGAGTATGCCATTATTTTTGTCCTGATATTCTATTATCATAGTCTGCGAGATTCTCATCCCACCAGTGGGGTTTACCCCGTACTTTCCAGTGTGCACCCTTACCGATAGCGGCCTTATCCTTCATGTAGAACATGCGATAGGATTCTACGGCATCCTCTGACTTGAGTTCTTCTGGCATGGCTTGGGCAAATGGGGTAAGTCCCGTTGCTGGTAAATGTACCATGTCTGGCAAGCAACGGATAACTTCTTCGAAGGATTTGTGATTGGCACCACCTCTGTAGATGTGCTCTTGATTGAGGGCGTGTGAATAGCAGAAGAGCCATTCATAGTTTTGTTGTGACTCACGAGCCCATATAGTACAGGGGTGATTATACATAGTAGGAAGATAGGGAAAATCCCTAATTGGGTTTTTCTTGGCTTCTTTGAGTACACTCCATTCCTCCGAAGTTAGTTTTCTAGGTATATATCCTAGGTATTTATCTACCCAGTGATTTGTACAGAGCATCTGCGCAGCTTCTAACTGCATTTTACCTGAGTGTGCATCAATATGGTATTGAGCACAAAGATCTATGTCGTGGTCTAAAATAAATATATTCACTGGTAGTTCCCTAAGTTAAGAATATATTATACAGTATTCTACATATAAAGTCAAGCACTATTTACTAAGAGTACTTTGGGTTTGACATTTTTGCTAATCTTTTTTGCACCAGGTTTTCTGTCATGCTTCTATCTAACCCGTAGGCTTGTTGCAGAACCATTATCATAGCCTTTACATCGGCCATTTCTTCTTGCAGATTTTGTAGATATTTAGGATCATCTACTCCGTGTCTCATTACTTTTGAGCAGGCGCGGATTAATTCTCCGCACTCTTCCATTGTAATTACTAAGGTTTTTAGTTTCTCTAGATCCATGTCTTTTATTTTATTACTCCTGGTTTTGCTGTGTGGGATCGTCTAATGTATTAATATAAGAGTCAAGAAGCCGGGACACTGCCTCCGGCTTCTCGTCTGCTTTAAAGCGCACTTTTATTTTAGCGAGCCCTGAATTTTTGGATTTAGAACTGTCCACAGATATAGATTTAATATTATGTTGATATCCCACCTCTTTGTCTGCAAATAAGCCTAGAACATCTTTTTTCACTTGAGAGACATCGTCGTCAACATCTCCAAAATGAAGGCGTGCCTCAAACTCTACATCTAACTGATCCAGCCCTATAGAGGAATGGTCTGCAAGAATGTAGAGAGGAAAAACTATGTCTTTATCGTCAACTTTAAACTTTACAGTTTTAGGGGTACCATCATCATTAAAATAATTCTTCAGTGAATTAATATGCTGACGCTGACTAATACTTTGAGCAACCATAGCACTTTCTAGAAGTCCTGATACTAGCTCATCTATATGTAATTTTGCCATTCTTTACCAAATTTTTAAATTTTAGGGGCCACTTGTATTAGTAGAAAGAGGAATAAGGGAGGGCTCTAGCATCTGTGTTAGGTAATCTGATAACTTAAGCATCCCCTCTGTAGCAGGAAGCTGTTCCGCGTGTACGGCCACTTCATACTTAGCAGAGTTATCTGTCTTTCGTACATTTTCTCGATTAGTAGCTACTTTTCCAGAAATATTTGCTTTATACTTTGCTCCCCAAAATCCACCAGAGATAGAAGCACTTACTGAGCTTTCTGTAGAGGTGGAAGAAGTATCTTGCGTTGACGTTTGAACTTCCATAGAAAAATTAATATCTGCGGAGGTAATAGCCAAGGAGGGCAGAGGCACTAAAGGAAGCATAGGTACTTTACTGTATAAAGTTTGTACAGACTGCTCTCCAGTATCCCCGTCTGTCATGACTCTATTCATTTCAACATCTAAAGATCGAGCTACAGTCTTTCCGTCGTCTCCTTTTGTGAACGCTACTTCCTGAATGTATTGCCAGGTAACATCATTGAGCTGTGCCTGACCTTTAGCCATTCCAATAATAGGGGCTGTAATCAGTTGCTCAATGGGTAAACCTGTAAATTTGTTAGCTATACTCATTTTTTTCCTTAATTAAATGTTACCAAACCTTGATAACGCTTTTTGATTTTATCAATATCATTTAATGCTGCTTTCATTTTGCCCTTTACTTCGTCTTCAACATCAAAGTTAAAGACAGTTTTACACCCTGGACAAGCAGAGATAGGGTTCTTCATTATGAAGTCTAGAGATAGTCCCAAAGGGCTAGCACATACGGGGCAGGGCAGCATGGGGTCTCTCCTTGTCTAGATTCTGTTAATTTTATAGAAAGATATGTGGTCTTCCCAGGTATTGAATTCTTTTCGAATATGGCAGTAAAATTTTCCTTCGTAACACCTACCTACGCTTTTTCTTTGTTGCTGTCTAGCATGTACGTTACGTTTGCTGCCGACACGTTGGGATTGTCTCTTATACATATTCCGCACTTATCTCCTATTTTATGGGCTAAAAAAGAATTATTTTCTAGCATTTTTTCTGTTATTTTGTTACATATACATATATACACCGCTAGGATACTGCAGTCATTCTATTTACTAATCTTTTTGACCTATCGCCCACTTGATGATACCACCTACTATCTTTCATTTCTATTGCGGCCTTTTTCCAATCTGCGGTATTTAACGCATTAGTCATGTTCTTAAATTTAGATAATCTAGGTCTTCCTAGGTTGAACATCATATTGGCTAAAATTTCTTTTACTTCTCCTGGGTAAGAATCCCAGTGACTATCATATAATATTTTACACTCGTCTAAAACTACTTGTAGATCTTTTTCAAAAACTTCCTCAATCCGCTCCTCTGATACTGCTGTTCCAACTTTGCACCCAAATTCTGGATCGTCTTCAATAATAAGATGGCCGATACCAAAAGTAGCATACCCAAGATGGTCAAGATATATTTCAGTTTTGATTCCTTCATCTACTTTTAGTTGCTCTATTAGTCTTTCTTTGTTTATATTAAGATCTTTTTCTTTCATTTTTTTGCTTTCATAAAACCGATGGCGGATCTTACCCCAAAGGAAGCGGCCACAATTACACTTAGTGTATACTGATACCAATCTGGCATAATTTCTAATACTTTGAACCCCTCATGTACGTATGGCACCATGCTAGGTATAAATGCCATTATTAGTGGAATACTGAAAAGAAGCGTTAACCACTCGTCTTTCCACGAGCTTCCGCTGTTTTCAGCCATAATTTTTTCCCAGTCGCCTTCTTGTTCTACGGATTTAACTATTACTGCTGCCTTTGCATCTGCTTTAGCTTTACTTACCGCATTTTTCCCTTCAATATAGGTTTGTCCTAACCCCGCTACTGATTTAAATAATTCTCCAATTATAGGTATACCCATATTTTTTCTCTAAAGTAGGGGGCTTGCGCCCCCACCCTACCATTAGACCATTAAAGGGCTGATGATATATGCTAAAGTGCCAGTAAGGCCTACCAAGACTGCAACAATTTCTGCTACATCTGCGATACCTTCTTTCTTGGCCATAATATTTTTCACACGTTTCTCCTTAGTTAATTGCAATCTTCTTAGGCTGCAATTCTTCAGGGACTTCTTCATGCAAATCAATGCAAAGCAGGCCCCGCTCCATATAAGCGGAAACTACTTGAACGTGTTCAGGAACGCCAAAAACTCTTTTAAATGTTTTACCACTCAAGCCTTTGTAAACGTATGTTTCAGATTCTTCTTTTGTCTCTAACTTTTTTCTTCCCTCTACAGTTAGAACACCCTCGTGGAGGAAAATATCGATATCCGCTTTATTCCACCCGGGCACAGCAATCTCAACCCTTTTATCTCCATTCTTGTTGGCGATAATATTAAATCTAGGGTAAGTACCATCAAAGTTCTCTTGGAACAGTGCCGTGTTGTTCATGAAACGGTCAAAACCAAACATTACTTTTGTTAGGTCTGCCATAGCTAATTTTGAATTTGTCATAAATGTCTCCTCATCTTATGATTTCATGCCATCTTTCGATTAGCGGGGAGGCTTTCGCTCTCCGGTTTATAGTATGATAGTTATAGACGTATCAGTCTTCAAAATCTTCGTCAACCTCAATTACTCCGTTATCAATAAAGTATTGAACGGCATCTTCTACACCCTCTTTATGCCCTAGGTACCAAGTAGATATACCACACCCTAGTAAGCAAAAGATAAAAATAAGTGTATCAACGCCAATAATCATATGCAATCTCCGAGGCTTGGTTTTGTGAATTTCTATTATTATACATAAATATGACTTAAAAGTCAAGAAAAATTTTTTGCTAACTAAAAATTCTTCTTGACTTTTTAGGTTAAATGTTCTATACTATATATCAAATAAAGGTAACAGGTTCATGAAAATATATAAGAAAAGACCGTGGACACACGAAGAAAGAAAGCTTCTTAGTAAGATATATCACAAAAGTAATAGAACCGAATTAGAAAACTACTTCCCGGACAGGAGCTATAACGCTTGTGTAAAGCAGGCCAAGTATTTGAAGGATAGAGGATGGTATTTTGTAAAGGAAGTAAAATAGTAGCTTTCAGTATTTTAATGTATACTACCTCAGCTTTTGCCTCACATACAGAAGAAAAAGAAATAATCTGCCTAGCAAATAATATATATTTCGAGAGCAGAAACCAACCTATAAAGGGCAAACGTGCGGTAGGGGAAGTTGTTATAAACAGAGTTGCATCTAAGAAATTCCCTAATACAATCTGTACTGTAGTTACTCAACGAAAAACAAATATATGTCAATTTACTTGGTATTGCAAAGAAAATGTATATAAAATTATTACTGACTTTTCTTCATATGAAGAAGCATTAGAAATAGCATATGTGCTGTATCACGGTAGTACTAAGAACATAACGCAGGGAGCTCTTTGGTACCATGCTGACTATATAAAGCCACCTGGATGGACTAAAAGTATGCGCGTTACTGCACATATTGGAAATCATATCTTTTATGTGGAGAAATTTAAGGAATAAATTGAAAATAACTGTAAAAAATGGTAATGTAGAAAGAGCATTAAAAATTTTTAAAAGAAAAAGTTCCGAAATTATATGGGACTATAGAAAAAATGAGTACTATGAAAAATCAAGTACTAAAAAACACGTATCTCGTAAAGCAGCAGTTAAACGAGAGCAAAAAAGACAAGGAGTCAATAAACATGTCAAACGGTACTAATTTCGAGCTTGTAGGAGACTTTATGCAAATCTTCGGGCAAGACGTGAAGGATGTTCCAGATTTTCCAGATCTTAAAACACAGGAACTTCGATACGATTTAATTTCCGAAGAGTTAGCAGAGCTTAGAGAGGCTATGGATGCCGATGATATTGTAGAAGTTGCTGACGCTTTAACAGATATCCTATATGTAGTATACGGGGCGGGACACGCCTACGGAATTGATTTAGATTGCTGTTTTGCTGAAGTACACGCCAGCAATATGAGTAAGCTAGGAGAAGACGGTAAGCCTATATATAGAGACGATGGAAAAGTTCTAAAAGGCCCTAAATATTTTGAACCAAATCTAGAATATGTACTGGATTTCTAAACTATCTCCCCCTAAAAAATAACCACCTTTCAAAAAATAGTTCTTGACATAGTAGGTGCAACTTGCTATAATTTGTACTAAATGTTTTACTAGGCCAAAAATAATTGGCCAGGAACCTTGAGCCTACTATGTCATTTACAGCCAAAGACTTAAACCCTCTAGTACGTGGAGACGACTGGACTATTAAACTAGTCGTTAGCTCTGATGGGGCTATTACGAATGTAACAAACTACACGTACACTCTTACTTTAAAAAGTAATGTTGACGATCCGGACCCCGGAGATTTACAAGTATCCGTCGTTCCTACAGGCCCTGATGCTTTATTGGGTGTTGTCTACCTAAACGCTCCGAAAGCTCTTACTACAGTTCTTGAGGCTCGAACCTATAACTACGACATCCAACAAGTTGACGATTCAGGAAATGTCCAAACTCTTTTAATAGGAAAAGTAAAAGTAGTAAAGGACATTACTAGAACTGTAATCTAATGGCATTTGGTAGTAGGTCTGTATCATTCAACTCTTTAGATTCTACTGGTTGGGACGAATACTCTCCAGGGGGAGGAAACGCTCCGATTGCCACAAATAATGCTGATGGATATGAGCTTGAAGGAACAGGCTGTGGGGAGTTTCGTATTGATAGTGAAACTAATACAATTAAAGGTTGGAGTCAAAATCCTGCTTCTTCTGTAGACCTTTCTTCTAGTGGAAGTGCTGCGATTTATTGGTTTAATACCTCTGTAGGCGCTACGCTTACCGACTATGACTTTTTAATGTATGATGGTACTACAGATGGTTTGGTTAATATTGGAGCAGGCTTTTACCCTGGAAGTGGCGGTTATGTTCCTATCTGGTGTGATGCGAATCAGCTATCAGCAACTATTACTCTTTCGGCGGTTACTACATTAGGTTTTAGAATTAATAATGGAAACGCAGGATCAGGAAATAAAGTAAACAGTTTTGTAGACTCTTCTTGGTATTTTCAAGGAAGTCAAGTATCTCCATTTTATTTAGATGGCACAACAAATAATACACTATCATTTATACGTACTACTGAAACAGCTAAGACAGGAGGCTTTAAAGGGCTTCTTACTTCAGGCGGCGGCGTTGACTTTTTCTATGCCCGCCTTACGATAGGGGAGGGAGCTACCGCAGGAACAGCAGTTGCTACTACATTTAATGAAAGTGATAGCACCCTTATCTTTGTTGATCAAGCCGGAATTACCTCAACGTGGTTGGGGTGGAGCGTTAATTTAAATAACGCTAGCACTAGCTTTAGTTTATCTAACTCTAACTTTCAATCTTCTAGTGTAGCTAGTGCAACTAATCGTCCTGATTTAGTTTTTTCTGGGACTACCGGAACAGCAACTATAACGGACTGTGCTATTTTAGGCTTAAGAGAGCTTACTCTTACCTCTGCCTGTACCATAGATGGAGGAACGATAGACGGTTTATCTGTAACACAAGGCTCTGCTGAAATTAAAAATTCAGAAATACGTGCAAGAACTGCTGCTGGCGTAGCTTTAATCGACGACGGTAGTTTTAGTACGGGAGGCATACATGACTGTCTTTTTATACAAAAAGGATCGGGACATGCTATAGAGCTAACAAGTGCTACGTATACAACTACGTCCTCTATAGACTTTGAAAATATAGTTTTTGATTCCACTGAATCATTTGGGGCAGACGGCACAACTTCGGCTGCTGTACATAACTCTAGTGGACAGGCAATAACAATTAATGCTAATGGTGCTAGTACAATTCCTACTATTAGAAATACCAATGGATCTACTACTACTGTTGTACAGACTAAAACTTTAAGTATATCCAATATTGAAGAAGATACTGAATTAAGAATATACTCGTATACGGATGTTAATGATCCTACTACATATACGGAGCTTGTCGGAGCAGAAAATATAGCAACCAGCCCTACAAGTAGCACATTCACAACTGTTGTAGCTGATACAGTTAATACGGGTAATTTTGTTGCCACTTTTTTATACGATGTATCAGGGGGAGCTATACCCATAGTTTTAGTAGCACACAATTTAAATTTTGAATTCTTTAGAATTCAAGAAACTTTAAGTGGTACTGAGAACACAAGCATATCCCTCTTTCAGAGTTCTGATAGACAATATGACAGTGGCTCAGTTTAACACTTAAATTTATATAATACCTTTAGGTATTTACTATATGCCCAGAAATTGGGCAAAGCTAATTAGGGGAAAAACTAAATGGCTAATTTTTTTCAAAACGCAAATGTGCAAAAAGACCCAGATGCGTTAAGTGTTCACGTGCCTTCGGTCAACACACCCATCGCTAGTAGCATTGATGGTGATGTGATTAATGGACAGACGGAAGTTAACTATGATAATACCGGTAATAACGGTACTTTCAGCGGCGGCTCGCTTCATGCAGTCGACGACGAAATTACTTTAAGTGATGGTAGTAAGGTTCGAGTAGATGCAGTGTCAACTGGTGCAGTTACAGAATTTACTGTAATTTTGGTTGGTGGAAGCTCTACTGCTGCTGCTGCTACGCTTACGCAAAGCAGCACTACAGGTAGTGGAACTGGCTTTGATCTGACTACTGGTACAGCTAACATTTCTACTCCTGTTACCGCCGACGAAGTTATTATCGACTGGGGTCTTAAAAAGATCGCTTTGGTAGTTCAAGGCAACCTTTCAGACGATGGAGCATCTCTTAAAGCTGTATACTCCGCATTGAAAGATGCTTGGCGAGACGATACGTTACTTATCAAATTCCCTTTCCCAATGGGTCCAATTACGGATGAGCAGTTTGAGATGATCAACGGCTGGAACTGGGATAAAGTTGAGGTTTCTGGAACAGTATCTGCTACTACCGTAGAATTGATTCGTGATGGTGGTTGGTCTGTAAAAGATACTTCAAACGTTGTTCAAGAAGAGTGGTCAAGTGTTATCTCTCTGGGACTCTTGGGTAATACTGACCAAGTTTACTACCAGCAGATTCAGGATGAAACTTCAACAACGAATACCTCTAACTTTAAGCAGTTTGGTGCAGTTAACCAAGCAGTTCAAATGTTCGACAACGGTGTTTTCAACTACAAAGACCAAACAGGCTCTACTAACGTCTTTAAGTTGTTTGTTAGAGAGTGGCAATCTACTTATGGAACATCTAAGTTCTCAGATATTGGTGTTGACTCGGTAACTTTCCAAGCTTATCGATTCCCGCTCACCACTTCTGTAGACTTGAAGGTTCCTCATTTAGAAGGCTTTGTTGCTGGTGGTGTTTCTGTTACTGCTTCTTCAGATGGAACAATTCACACCTATACGACTCCTTCGGCTCACGGTCTAGCAATTGGTGAGAAGCTTACTATTACTGGTTTTACTACTGAAACTGATTTTAATGAGACTAACCTAGCTATTCTTTCGGTCCCAAGTGATACCACATTCACTATGACTCCTACTGCTGTTACGACCAATGGTACCACTGATACTGGCGGTAGTGCAGTTCGTCCTTCTTATGATCTTACAACTATTACGTATCTTCGAGATGCAAACAGTGATATTGTAACCAATGATAATATCAAAGGTGCTTGGAGCTTCTCCACAGCAGGTGATTATGCAATTGGTGATGTAGTAAGTGATTCTGGAGAGTGGTATATCAATAAGACTGGTACTAATACTGCTACTGCACCTGGATCTGATGCTACTAACTATGACGTATTTGATGGTTCTAGAGAAATTGCAGGGGTTAATTATCCGTTTACTGTTATTATTGATGGCGACACAAATACTGCAGGTGAAGGTTCTGGCGGTGTCAATAGTACTATTGATATCTATGAAAAAGTTCAGTACTCACTACGATTAGTAAGTGATATCGATGCAAGTGCTGGTACTGTTGTAGGTAATACTGCAGACAGTTTACTGCGATTTATTGGTGATACTTTGGTAACTTCTCAAGGTGTTTACATTGATTCGTTCACTGAAGCAGATACTAACAGTATTGAATTCACGGATGCACAGAACAATACTCGTGTATTTAACTTCTTGGCTACGCTTACTCTCACTTTGGTGATACTTTGCAGGATGACGAGTTTGCTAAGTTCTTCGTATTCTTCGAGAACGACTTAGCTGCTACTGCTCCCACTGGAAAAGATTACAACACTCCAAACGCTGTAATCGCAAAAGACAAAGATGACACAGACATGTCAGGGGCAGTAAACCCTTCATGGCCTACTAAGAGAGAGTCTGTTACTTTCTCATATGACTTTGATGGTAATGTCCAACGAGGTGCTGGTTCAGCAGGTACTCCTGCACCAGTTATCGTTGTAGCCCTAGGACTAGAAGAGGCACAATATGTATCCTCTCCTGGTACGATTAACCGCTCTAAATCGAACGTTGTTTCGCTAATTGCGGCACTGGAACGTAACTACGATACAGGTACTGTATAATAGGCTACGCATTAATACAGGGGGAGACTTCGGTCTCTCCCTATTTTAAGTTATAATAAGGAAATAATTAAACTATGTTTTCAAGAAAAAAAGTAAGACATACTGCATACACTATGAAAGGCGGAGTCACTCAGCATACACCTGAAATTAATAGTATTATTGCTGAAATTGAAAAAGTAATGGAGCCGGGCGATAAATGGGAGGAGTTCTCCTTAGAATGGGATTTATTTGTTACTCCTAATAATATCGTAAGAGTTACCCCAGAAACAGACAGGACATTTATTCACTCTACATTAATTGAGATTAAAACTAAAGTGGAAATGGGCCTTGAAATTGAAAAAATTCTAGAGGGGCTTCCCGCAAGAAAAAGAAACGTATATCAAATGGTTGATCTAAATTACTTAGGAGATACGATAGACTGGGAGAAATACCAGACAGGCTGGGATATAGAAATTAACTATGCTAGCAGACGTCTTGAAGTAATAAGTTTAGCCACTAAAATTAACAAACCAGTAATTCCGGTCCCTGTCTCGGAACCAGAATTAAAACCTTTAGCAGAAGCAACCAAACAAGAATTCGATATGAAACCTTTAGACGAGTTTGATGATGATTTTAAATCAAAAATTATGGCGCTGCTTAGCAAAGAAAATAAATAAGGAGTTAAGTAATGGCAGGCGAACGAAAATATACTCGTATACCTCCGGAAAGCACGGGTGATCGTGTATACATGATTCACACTGCCGAACTAAGGTATGATAACAAAGACGTAAACCACTTGTGGGATGTTGGAGCAATCTATTATCTTACTGGAGCCGTTTTTGATTCAAACTCAGATTTTACTGTACATATACACGGAGTGCAGGAAGAATCAACTACTGCTGGGGTACTGTCTGTTCATTACCAGGCTTTAGCTCGACACAATGGGTTTTCTCCAGAGGATGATCAAGAGATAAGAGTGGGCGGAATTGACGGACAAATTGTAGCATATGTTAACGGCCCCGCCGAAGACATCTATATCCCCGCACAAAATATTATGAGTTTTGATAATCCTGAGTATGGACTAAATGTTGATAGATTTGGTTCGGCAAACATGCGGTTTGCTGAAGGGCCTGCTCAAGTTAGTGCTTTTGGGGGACTAAGAACTACAGAATCTACTTTGCTTGGGCAATATAATTTTGATAAGAGTATTCTTCCCAGCGATTTTGCAAATACTCTTATAGGAAGTGGAACAATTGCTCACGACCCTGATTGGGGATATGTTGTAGAATCTGTAGGTGTAGAAACCGGTGCTTTAACTACTCAAACTACTAATCTTTATCATCCCTCAATTCCTGGTGCTTCCAATCTTTTTGTGATTGGAAATAAACTAGGGGATATTGGAACCCCTGGTCTTGTAAGAAACTGGGGATGCTTCGATGCTTCTCAAGGTTTTATGTTTAGATTAAACGGAACTACCTTGCAAGTAGTCCATAGAAGAACCTTCTCTGCAGGAGCTTACAACGATGCAGCTGATGGATCTGAGGATGGGAAGTCCGAAGGTGTAGTACCTCAGTCTTCTTGGAATAGAGATAAACTCGATGGAACCGGTGGTTCTGGTATGGCTCTTGACCTTACAAAAGCAAATAGTTATTTTATTGATTATCAAAACATCGGTGGTGGAACTATTCGCTGGGGTGTTTATCATGAAGGGGAACGTATCGTATGCCATGAAATGGACATGGGCAACGGCGGCCCTCTAGGTATCTGGGTAAGTAATGCTATTAGACTTCCTAGTCGTCCTATCTGTTGGTCTATGAAAAGAATTGATGGAGGACAGGGAGATGTTCAGACTAGATATCAATACCCTCTCGGAGCAGCAGCTTTTATTGAGGGTGTAAATGTAGATGTAATGGCAGAAGCAGATGTTCGAGGCTATGACGGACAATTTGATGTTGACGTAAATGCTCCTAGAACTCAAGGAGCCTACTATTTAGTATCCCTTCGACCTAAGCTCGACATTTTATCTTCTGATGGAGTTACTCTTATTTCAAATCATAGTCTTTACACGCCAACTAATCTGTCTATTTCTGCAAGAGATTCTGTTACTGCGACTAAACTTCCTGGTGAACTTCGCATATTCTCCCGATGCTTGTTAAAAAATGAAAATTGGGTAGATATACCCTCCACGAACCTACAACAAGATAGGGATGCCTTTCATGAGGGGCATGGTCCAGAAATTTTTAGAAAGGGTTTTGACGGTTTTGGAGAGATTGATTGGACAAACATTTTTAAGACTATTCAGAGCGGTTCGTTAAAACCAAATGCAGAAAAAAATACCGCAAAAACCAAACAAGCTATTGCGGAAGTATCAGATAGAAATGGTTTTGTTTACATAACTGTAGGGATTGATTCGAAGACTGGAGCCTCTACTCATTTATTTGAAGACGGTACTAGTTTAACTATTGCGGGACTCACTACAGATGGGCCTGCAAATTTAAATAATGTTTCGTATCTTTTGGGGATTGAATCAAGCGATGATGCTTATTTATATGCAAGTCAATCAGACTATGACGACGATAGAACCTGCAGAGTAATTACTTATAGTGGATTAACTGGAACTTTAAATATCGGGGACACTATTACTTTAGGTGCTGATACCTGTGACATTCAAAAATTTGACGGAACGCAAATTAAAGTTCGCAAGAGAAGTGCAGATATTGATGCCTATACAGGTGTAGCTACTACAGACGCTGGCGCAACGTTTAATGTAGATTCAATAGGCCTTGCAAATACTACAGCCGATGATGATGATATCGACTATCTCTGGCCGAAGGATCATTTTACAGTGCTTAAAGCTGTTACTAATGCTGGTTGGGCAAATACTTCTCAGGTTGGGGGAGACGGAACATTAGAAGGCAATCCTCCAAAAGCTCCTGTATGGACTTTTATGTGGGCACCCTTTATAACCCCTACGGGCGCAGAAGTGCATAAGGTTAATATGAATATGAACTGGAAAGAAAGGCTGCAATAATGCCAAATATTGTTTTCAATTACGGAGAATGGACTTACTGGGCTCCTCGGAACTTGCCAGAGTACCCAGGGGCTATGAAAGTTACGTTTGATGGTATTAACAGGCTTATTCTTGTGAATAAGGGCGAAACCTCAATTAACGTAAAAACAGATATCTATGGTAATTGGAAAGAGTGGGTGCTGCAGAGAAAAAACGCAGAATGGTACAAAGCTATCAATACCACTGGAGGAGACCCTATTACTGCAGATACACTGCTAGGCGATTCGTACTTTCTTGAGAACGGATGGAGAATACAGCCGTGGATTCCTGCTGATGAAAACTTAAATGGATATGTACTTGATATGGTAGGTAATATCTATACTCGAGAGGCAGGAGGTAATCCTGTAAACCCCGTGGGAGGTGTCACAATTTCTCTTACGCGATCCTCTCTTCCAACTGTTTCTATTGCGGGAGGTAATGCTACCGAAATACGACTTCGTGAGATTTGGACACATCTTGGTCTTGATGTAAACAATCCGCAAGTTATCAGAGATGAGAGTATTACTACTGGAGACGAGATTAAGATGAATATTACTAATCCTACTGATAAGATAACCCTGGTGTCACGAGACCCAGAATGACTACTTCAGTAGGAATAGGAAGAAGGATTGCGCTTGCTACGAGAGGGCATAGAGGGGGTGTTTTTGATAGATATCATGTCGATCAGGTAATATCTATTCTTGACCCCCTTTATACTGCGACGGTTACTGCCGATCCTTCTAATCTTGAAGCAGCAATTACTGTTCGTAGTGATAACACTACATTTAATATAGATTCTATTCTTGTTGGGGAGTACGCAGTAGTAGCAACCACTCCTCAATATAAGGTAGAGCTGACATACATTTCAGAGGATAGTACTATTACTATACTGGATGGTGTTCCCTAATACCTCTCAAAATCGTTGCCTACTATAAAAAGCCAAGGCACAGCCACTAAACCTGCCATAAGAATACATCCAAGAGCAAACTCAGTTCCTGTGTAGTGTCCAATAATACCAGGTGCAGATATGCAGACATAGAAAGTCCACAAGAACCATACTAGCCACTTCATGAAAAAGCCTTGTGTACTAATAGTAAACCAAAAATACCTAGAAAATACCCTGTAATCACACCTTTCCAAAACATTGTTTGTAACTGTTGTTTATAGTCCATTATTTATTATCCCAAAGAAAATTGATATTGATAGGGTAAGATTTACCGCTGTAAAAATAATTAAGTTTCTGTTTATTCTTTTTTCTATTTCAACCATGTCAATCATCTATTAGATTTCCTTCTTCGTCATAAAAACTGCTTTGGTGATTTTTTCTGAATTCTTCGTAACACTCTGTTAATTGACTTCCGTTAAGGTAGAGAAGTAACTCTTGAAATACATATCTCTGACCATATTCTTCTGATAACTTCATAAACTTATACCGAAGCTCTCTTGCATCCATATTTTTAAATTCCTGTCTTTAGATCGACAAGTTCTCCTTTTAACTCTTCTGCAAAAACTTGTGCGATCATAGGGTGATGAAAGTAAAAAGTATCTTGGTAGACATCTGTATATACACTCATGTGGTAATTATAACACTCTAGCAGCTCTTTTGCTACTAGGTTTTTACACCAGGCTTTTGCCTGCCCTCTTCTGTCACTATGAATTTGAACAGCGTATCCAGGCATCCACGACCTTTTATGATCTGTAATTTCAAGAGGCTTCATGCTGAAGATGCACGTAGTTCAGTAATTCTTGAAAGAGCTTCCCCAAGTGTGAGGAACACTTCTTTATGGTGTGAGTAGTCTCCAACTTCATTGCGATACTCAATATATACTCCGTTATCACAAAATACAACTTCTACTTGCGTTAGTTTCATTTCCATTTTTCTTTTCCTTATATTTTAAACCATTCGGGCAGCGTGCCACTTGGAGCAAGATTTACATAACCGTCAGGGCTTATCGGAAGCTCTCTCCAGCCTTTTATAGTATCCCTTCTTACATCTCTCCACGCTTTTTTATCAAGAGACCACATTACAAATACGTTTGAAAGGGGATCCTGTTTTCCAATAGAGAACCCAGTAATTTTATCCCAGGTTGTACAAGGCATCTCACGGATACCCTGTCCAAATCCAGGAAGTTTTTCAAAACTTAATAAAATTACTCCATGGTCGAGTTTTGAAAGCATTTCTTTGTACATTACTCTTCAGACACTCCTATTCCTACTTTTGTTCGAACAGGTAGGGTCATTTTGACTTCTCTAACTCCCTCGTGATTTTCGGGAACAAGGTCTCCTAGGCTGATGGCCCCGTCCTGACCCCGCTGCGATTCTTCTGATAACTGATTAAGACCAGCAAGAACTTCTGCCCACTCTTCTTCAGTTACCTTCTTTT